GTCGCGAGTCTTTGATACCAACATAATACTGGCGAATCACCAATATAACAAACGATACTCCCCCTCTATCTATTTACTACTGCTCAGCTAGTTTCTTAAAATACTCTAAAGTATCCTCAGATGTTGATTCGGCTGCATCATTTGCAACTGGATCAGCAGAACTCTCCTCAATAGTTTCATTGTAATCACTACCCGTTCCCGAAGCAGTAACAGTATTGAAACGTGCTTCCAACTCTTGATAACTCTTAAAGTTCTCTGGAGCAAGAAGTCCTTGAAGTGAATGCTGTTGTTTCCAAACATCCTCTAGCTTAGCATCGTCACCGTCAAACAATGGAGATGGAGAAGCAAACTCTGACTTATCATAATTTGCATAACCTTCCACTTGACGGATTTTGAGTTTAAAGTTAGCACCAGACCAGAAATCAAACGGGTTCATTGGTTCTTCATCTTTAAACTCTGGGTTCATAACACTTTCGATTTTCTCGAAAATCTTCTTACCATATCGAAACAAAAATACTTTACCTTCATTCTGAGCATTTGTTGAATCTTCAAGGATAAGGATATTGGAGTAGTAACTTAGCTTACGCTTTCGATCTCTCGCAATATTCTTATCAGACTCAATACCAGAATTCCACAAAGTAGTATTTGCCTTTGATACAGGGTCATCAGTTCCACTAGGAGCATCAGATCGCGGTGTGGTCAATGAATTCTCAATGTACCATCCACCTGGCCCTTTGAAACCATGTGACCATAAACGAACCCATGGCACATCTTCATTTGTAGGTGCTGGGAGAAAACGAACAACGGCATAACCGTTACCAGTTTTATCTCTTTCACACTTCCAAATGCGTTCATCTTCATAAGATGGTTTCTCTGCAAGTTTCTCAACTTGCTTTGTTAATGACTGCAAATTGTTCATTCGGTTATTCTTTAAATCTTTAAAACTAGACATATGTATTACTCCTTATTTCGTTATATTTCGTAGTATCATTATGAATGTAAGAACTGCTCCTAAACGTGGCATTGTTCTTACATCATCACATTCATCACAAAGGTAATTTTGTAACTTGTTTCTTCATCATATTCAAGTCGTTAGCTTCTGCCTCAAGTTTATCTTTGATAGACCTATTTAGAAGTTTTGCGACCATTTCAATCTCACCATCTACATTATCAGCATACATAATAATAGCTTCCATGTATGAAATCTTCTTATCTCTAACAAGTTCTTCTATGGTAGTATTAACATCTATACTCATTTGAACTCCTTAATCTTATCACAAATACCAAGTTTCTTTGATTCCTTTGCAGACAACCAAACATCAGTCGCAGGTAACAAATACTGCCTGATTTTCTTTTCAGACATACCAGTACATTTTTTGTAATGGTTCATCATCCTTTGTGAAGTTAGTTCAAATTCTTTTGATTGAGCCATAAGTTCATGCTCTTTACCCCATGCACCCCAACTCCATTGATGAGACATAATAGAAGTATTGGGAGTCAATAGTCTATGACCCTTAGCACCATTGATAAACATCATAAAACCTGCCGATGCGATTTGTCCCAATCCAACCGTATGAACGGGAAACGGACATCCATTCATAACATCAATTACAGCAAACGCAGCATTCAAGTCTCCGCCGGGAGAATTAATTATTATCTGCAAACACTTAGGTCTAGGCCTTTGGAAACTCTTAGTAAGAATAAAAGAGATAAGTTCTTTACAAGTTTCTTGACTTACCTCTTCCATGAAAAGGTATACACCTTTTTCTTCTGGAGTTGCGGGGCCCTTTTTTTCCTTTTCAGACATTTTATCCCCCATTGTTAAATGTTATCTATAAGGATCAATGTAAAAAACATGATCCCCTATTGTTGCTACTTTTAACATATTACGATTCCAGTATGGGTCAACATCATTTCTATGATAATGAGTAGCACCATGTAGAAAATCATTAACTTCCCATCGTTCACCGAAGTTTTTAATATGTACTCCAGGCTGTTGTAACATTGCTCTTGCTATTACCTTTGAAACTTTCCATGCAATTCTATCTTTAGGTATATCAGATAGTCCATCACAAAACCATGAAAAGTGACATTTGTGTTTTACTACTTTTCCATTTTTGTAGTTGGCTTGTTTTACTACTTTACAAATAGAGTTTGGAAACCTTCTACTCTTCACTCTATTTATAGTTACAAGTGCAACAGCAATCTGACCCTTAGTAGTTTGATCTCTAGCTTCATAATAAATATTCTTAGCCATGCAAGTAATTTCTTCATTAGAAACTTTCGTAAATCCACTAAGGATTAGAAGTGAAAATAATAGTATAAATGTTTTCATAATAAAAAAGAGGGATGGTTGCCCATCCCTCTTGGAGAATTAAAGACTAAACACCCCAATGGGAATTCAGTGCTTTACGACAAGCAAAGACATCCTTTGCTCCACCTGCAAGTTGACAATCTTTGAAAGCAGTTTGTCCAGTAGCAGGTGAAGTGTAAATCTCTACCCAACGAGGCAAACCAGTAATCTCTGATTCAACACGGGTGATTTTACGAGCATTCTTCATTCCTACTTTTGGTGTTCCTAACATCTTACGCATAAATAAATCTCCTATAAATTAAACATCAAATTTGTGATGAACTTTCATCACATTAGTATAACCATTATATCATAATGGTCTTGGTAATACAAGGAAGAAGTTTTCCCTGTTTGGAGCGGGAGAAGGGGCTCGAACCCTCAACATCCAACTTGGCAAGCTGGTACTCTACCATTGAGTTACTCCCGCTAATAGGCGGTAGTTTATTCTGTTACGAGGAAAACTACCAAAACCCTAGCTACTTAACTACGCAGCAATTGCATACGAATAATCGTTAGCATTTAACATTTGGTCTATTGATAACGAAGCCATAGACCAACTCCGTGCTGCCAATATACAATCCATCCTGAAATCGAATCTAGATTCACCCCCGAATTTTTGTTGTGGGAAAGACTAATTTGGTGGAGGTGCGGAGGTACTGCCCCTCCGGTCTTTCAAGTTTCATCTATATCAGTTATACAGCAATTTTCTTCTTTACTATTCTCCCACGTTTTAATGATAATTCATCTATTTCAATATCTTCGGGAAACAACAAATAATTTTTATTTCCGTCAGTATACCAATGCATCCCATATGCATTGTGATTCTTATTACTATTCATTTTTCTATAGTATTCTTTATATTCACTTGAGGTAATCCATTCTGCTGGAATTATCTCGTTTTTTTTGAATTTCTTACGTTCCCCAGTTTCTTTATGGCGGTGCCATATAGTCCCTTTCGATGGATTCTTATGTCCACTTACCTTTTCCGAACGCTCTTTTCTTCTTTCAGGAGTCCAATATTCATCATATTGTTCTTTTGTCCAAATATTCTCAGATTTTCCTGAATGACTATTGGTAAATTTCTCTTGTCTTTCTTTTTTGGACATGTTAGCAATAGTCTTCTTCATACCCAGACTACCCTTCCTAGAACCATGATACTGTGCAATCCTAATACACTCATCATGCCCAATCATACCACTCAATCCTTTATATGCAAGTTCGTCCTGCCAGTGACCATATATGAAAAATAACCTCTTATGGGCATTAGCGTGTTCTTCTATTGTAAGTTCAACGAGATTTGATGGATCGTCTGAGCCACCTGCATGTGTCGGAATTATATGATGTTTATGTAGAGTTGTATAAATAGGGGTAGTTGACATGATTTCTCCTTATAAGAATAGTGTTGACTAGGATAGATACGGGGTTCGTTGCCCCGTTTCTATCTGATACCACTATTTATAAGATTCAACATCTCTCCCTATACAGCAATTCTAATAATATCTGCTATCTCATATATTACAACACCAAGACATACAAGTGTTACTACAAATATAGAAATCTTTACCCAATTATCAGTCATACAGTGACCTCTTTTTTTTTCAGTTCTTCAAGTTTTGCATAGAGTGCTTCAATAGTTC